ACGCTCACGACGCAGTGCTGCTTGACGGTTAGCATCAATCTGTTGCTGCTCAGGTTCAGTTTGTGCTTCTGCCATGCTTTCATTTTGTGGCTCGTAGTACCAGCCCATGCCTGGGTCGTCGTCTCCGGTGCGTCGGGGATTGTCAAACTTGAAATAGGCAATCTGATCACGGCCCTCTTGATCGTCCCAGTAGCCCCGGAACTCGCCTGTGGCTTTGTCAAACTCTTCGTCGTCAAAATGATCTGCTTCAAACCGTCCAAAGAAGTCTATGCTACGGCTATAGTGGTCTGGCTGTGGATACTTGTAGGGATCATCACCGGCACCATCGTCATCTCCGCCACCGCCAATACGACCACCACCCATGCGATTGCCACCACCACCTGCAGGTGCAAATTCGTTTAGTGTGCCCCCGGGGCGGTTTTCAAACAAGTGGTTTAGTAACATTACAATATCCCTGCTGCGGCCATTAATGCCTTGACATCACTCCGCGGAGTATGAATCTGCACTGGCTTCAAGCCGGCAGCAGCTCTCATTTCATTTAGATCAGATTCATTTCTGGCTCTATATGCGTCGGGTGTTAGTGGAATGCGTTTGATAAATTCATCCTGGTCCCAGCCAAAGTCACCATCCTCATACACAAACTGCCAGTCTTCAGGCTCAAATTCTGTCAGGGTAGAAAGATCATCCAACAAGGTTTGAACATGGCGAGGTACTGCGCTGCGGCGACGAATTTCCACATACACCAGATACCGGCCAGGCTTGATTTCACCGGGGCTGACATCAGCATCTAGTACAAAATCATAGCCTTTTTCAAACCAGCCCATTAGATCACGTGCTGCTTGCTTGTCGCGCACAAAAAAGCTGAGTACAATCACATCAGCATCTTCGCCCAGTTTGGCAGAAAATTCATCCACGTGCACTGTGGGTTTCATGATGCCGTCAAGATCTTTGTACTGTAGGCCTTCCAGCAGCAAGGGGCGGGCAGGGTCAAAAGGATTAAAAGTATTCATGATTAAATCTGTGGTTGTCCTGGCGCAGCAGCTGGTGCGCCTCCAGGGTTGGGTGTGTCCAGGCTGGCCTGTGCATCATCAGCAGCCTCATCGCTTTGATTGGCTTCCTGATCTAGATCTTGCTCATAGGCCTGATCCAGTTCCTCAAGATCAATATCCTCATCTTCCATTTCAATTGATCCAGTGCGAATATCATTCATCAAGGCCTTGGGCATGACAATTTCCACCAGCCACACTTCCTGTGTCATTAACTTGGCTTTTTTGGTGCCAGGGCGATAATCACTGGGGTCTGTGATCTTTACAGGAATCTTTATTTCTTTGCGTTGATAACTTATTTCGCAGTCGTAGTTCAACAGTCTGCGTCCGCCACGTGGATCGGGCATGAGTTTGAGTGGCCACATAAATGTGCAGCTCACACGATATCGGCCAATTTCAGGACCGGCCACAAGCTCGCCAATTTCCCAGTTTTTAAATGCGTAGATATCAACTTCGTCCAGCACACGCTCAAAATCCAACAGCGTGGTCAAACTGCCGTCGCTCATGTAGATGTCGCGGATGTTGTCAGCAACTTGCCAGTAATCAGTGTGGTCTTTAAAGAGTTCTCGGTCCATGCGTATATTTAGTCGATTGACCAAGAGCAGGGTTTTTGTGGAATACGCCGCCAGGTCAGTATTTAGTGATCAGGTGTTGTTAAATCAATGTTGTGTTATCATGTTGCGCAGGCCCGTAAATAACAGGTCCGAGAGGACTAAAGGAGAAAATACTTTGAGTAGAAACCGCGCTGCGAAAGCACAAAACAAGAGAATGAATCAAACTGTAGAAAACACCATAGCCTTTAACCCGGCACCTAAGGCGGCACAGCGCCGCATAGACTTGATCCCTCGAACACGAAATCAGGAACAGTTGGTAATGGCACTGCAAGACCCAGGGCAGCACATTGTAGTTACTGCAGGGCCAGCAGGTACAGGTAAAACTTACTTGGCCATGTTGGCAGCAATCAAAGCATTAAAAGAAGGAGACTGCGAACGAATCATTATGACACGCCCAGCAGTGGGTGTTGAAGGCGAACAACACGGATTCTTGCCCGGCAACTTGGTCGCCAAAATGGAACCATGGACTAGGCCTTTGCTAGACGTACTACGTGAACACTATAGACCACAAGACATTGTGGCCATGATTGAAGATCAAGTCATTGAAATTGCGCCACTGGCCTACATGCGCGGCAGGACATTCAAACACTCGTGGATCATCGCAGACGAAATGCAAAACGCAACACCAGCACAGGCCAAAATGTTAATGACTCGTATTGGAGTCAACAGTCGCATTGTTATCACAGGAGACGTAGAACAAGCTGATCGCGCCAATGGCGACAACGGCTTGATGGATCTTTGTGATCGATTGCAAGCACATCCGGTCAAAGGAATCGCTGTATGCCCACTAGAATCCAGGGACGTACAGCGACACAAGATCATTGGTGATGTTCTTAAATTGTATTCTCGCTAGGAGCAATTATTGAATAAATTTCACGCCAATTACGAACACGAGGAATAGCAGGATTTTCGTAGTCCAGGTTGTGCCCGTGTTCCATTAACAAGGGATAGAGTCCAAGATTGTATCCAACTTCACAATTGACAATTTTGTCCTCAATCCACCATAGCCCTGAGTCACGATATGGCTCCAGGGCTTCATCTTTGTCTGCTCCAGTGTCCAAAAACACAAATTTTTCAAATGTTGATTCGCCAAACAATTTCTTAATATTCATGCGGCGAAGTTCTTGTGCGTTTTCGTCTTTGCTCAATGAAGTAATTGCGTGAAACACGTATCCGTGCTCTTCGTGCAGACGTTTAATATAATACATAGAATCACGCAAGGGTGGCAAAAATCCCATGTGTGCCGATTCATTAAAAATCTTGATCAGCTTTTTGCCTTGTTCTGTATCAATTCCGTAGCGTGTGCCAATGTTGTATTTGAATTGGCCGCCTTCTTGTTTGTTGAAACCGTGTTGCCGCATATACACATCAAACGCATATTCCCAGTCAAGCGCGACACCGTCGATATCCGTTAAAATTATGCGTTTTTGATAAATATCTTTAGTCATAGTATGATTATAATAGAAAGAATAGTATATGTCAAGTAAAATTTTTTATGTTTATGAGATTTTGAATCCACTAACTCAAACCGTTTTTTATGTAGGGATTACATCAAGAACAGCAGAACTCCGATATAAAGAACATATACGGGAGACTAGAACTAAAATAGTAAATTTAGAAAAAGTTAACGAAATTAGCAACATCTTATCTGCAAACTTAGTTCCCGAAGTCAAGGTTGTATTTGAATCGTTAACTAAAGAAGAAGCAATTGACCGAGAAACACATCTAATAGATTTATACGGTAGAAGAAAAGACGGTGGTATCCTTACTAATATCTCCAAAGGGGGAGAACATCACACATTGTCTAATGAAACTAAAGAACAATTATCCAAAAACAGAAAAAACAAGACGTATGAAGAATTATTTGGAGACGAACGAGCCAAACAATTCAAGTCTGATATATCTAATAGAAATTCAGGCACAAATAATCCAATGTATGGAAAAACACATACTATAGAGTCAAGACAAAAAATTTCTGCAAAACTTAAAGGAAATGTGTCTCATCCAATATCAGATTACCAAAAACAAAAAATAAGAGAATCTAATAGTAAGCGTATATGGACCGACGATATGCGACAAAAATTATCAGAGTCTCAAAAACAAAGGAGATTAGAAAGACCTGAAAGTTTTAAAACTCATGCTTGGGCCTCAGAATCAAGAAAGAAAATTAGCCATGCTACAAAAAGTCGTGCTATCAAATATAACTTTGTTCATCCTAACCACGGTACATTTTGCGGAACAACTGGAGATCTTGCCACCGCATATAATTTTAGCAGTGGCTCCGAAGCATACAAACTAGTTAAAGGACTGTATAAAAGTTACAAAGGTTGGAAACTAATCAACTAGGATCAGTTTCTGCGGGTTGTGCTTGGGGTTCTTCAGATTTGACAATTTCGTATCCATTTTCTTTCAGTAGCCGATCTATTGTGTTGGCATAGTGTTGATAATAGTAAGCAACAATTCGATCAAAATCTTTTGGTACTTGTTGCCCACTCATGCTAGATTTTACTACCTTGAGCTCACGAAAGTCAAGAATAACATTGCCTGTTTGCAAATCTCTGCGTTTGATATTTCGAGCCAGTTGCATTTGCTCGTCAATTTTGCCATTAGGCCTGGTCACGTAGGTTAGAATTAGGTATCTCATATTTTTTCATTATGTGGTTATATGTATCTAGATCTGCTGCCTTGGGTGCACAAAGTCCACAATAGCAGCGTTGTTTGGCACACTGTATCACAGGACGATCATGATCTTGAGCCTGATCAATCATGGGCTGAGTGTTTGATAAATGCCCAATTGGTCCCACGGTGCCATCAAAATTCATTTTGCAATCTTTGTTCACGTAGACTTCGCCGTTGACTTGCTTGATATACAAAAAGAAATGATTTACACTACAGTACCAACCTGGGAATTTGTTTGACACAAACTTTTGCGGGTCTCGACGATTTTGATCCGCACACAAACTTCTGCCCCCGCAGCAGGCACGACCTGTGTCAGCCAGGTCCATTTTGTTGTCTCGTACCACAGCATGATCCAGGGATTTGTTGTAGAGTTTTTCAAACCAAATTACCTGTTGTTGATTGTAGTTGAAATCATGCTCAATTGCATGATCCAATTGTCTCGGAAGATGTTTGATATCATTTTTCTTTAGCCATTCAATCATGTTTTGCGCATCGGCAAACTTGTCCGGCTCAGAATGCATGAGCACCACACACTTTAGTCTACCACCCGCAGATTTGATTTTTAACAAGTTATCTTGAAATTGATGTTTTTGTTCAGGAGTGTTGTCAGTGTGATAACTTACTGTAAACTCGTCAATCAAAGGAATGATTTTGTCCAAGCGGTGTGGCGCAATTATGGCATTGGTAGTTGTGGTAACAGTTAAATGCCATTGCTGTTTGTATTGCTCATGACGAGATCGCAGCACCGATAAAATTTCCACAATGTGTGGATGGTGCAAAGCTTCGCCGCCATAAACATTCAGGATCACATATCGAATGCCCTGGGGCTTGGTGCTCATGTACGCATCAGCGTACTCAAACATAAAGTCTATGGTTTTCAAGCACTCAGCCCTGGGCGGGTGTCGTGTGCTGTTGTCATGACCACCGTAGATACCAGTTTCACAATAGCTGCAATCCAGATTGCATTTCATTGTGAGTTCCCAATCCAACAGGAATGTGATCCTGTTGTTGGGATCAATCACAGGCTCAAGCGATGTTGCCAAGTTCAATTAAAGTAGCACTCAGGTTGATTTCTTGATCTGTGACCAAGGGAATGTTGGCAATGCCGTTGCGAATAATCACAATGGCTTGATCCTGCTGCTCAGCTGTTTTACCAAACAGTTCAAGGTTGTCGTACATCCAGCGAAAAATCTCATCTGATTCTTCGGCACTGGCACTTTGACACAGCAAAGTACGAGCTGCACGAATCTTGCCTTGTTTGAACAGATCCACACAGTCCAGCTTCCAGTCTCGAACAGCACGATCGCTTTCGCCCGGGGGTGCAAGTTTTCCAGTTACTGAATTGGGTTGTACCAAGTTCAAACACTTGCGTAGATCTGGATAAGTGGCCTTGACATAAGTATCCAAGGTGTCCAGATCAAATTCTACATTTTCTGACACCAGCACAGTGGCCACTCTAGCAGTGAACTCTGTATGATCTGTTTTGGTGATGTGAAAGCCTTGGCAACGTGAGTGCAAGGCCGGGATAATCTTGTTGGGATAGTTACAAGTAAGAATAAACCGCACAGTTTGGCTGTAGTCTTCCATCAAGTTGCGTAGTGCGGGCTGTACCGAGTTGGGATTCATGTAGTCTGCTTCGTCAATCAACACCACTTTGAATGCACCAAATGGCATGGTTTGACAAAAGCTGATCAGCTTGTCCACCCACTCAACCTTGCGAGCTTCCTTTGAACCGTTGGCGTACATCACGTCATATTCGTCTACGCCTAGTTCATTGATCAACAGTTTGGCCAGGGTTGTTTTACCTGTACCAGCACTACCACTCAACATCAAGTGAGGAATACTTCCGTCTCGGATCCACTGTGTTACCTGCTCACGTTGCGCAGTGTCAACAAACACATAACCATCCACAGTGTTGGGACGATATTTTTCTACCCATAATTCTTTCATACGTTTTCCAATCCAATTCGGCTGTAGCCAAGTTTGCTTTTGCTTTCCTGACAAGACTCGTCAAGTTCTTTATTATACGCTGCAATTACCAACTGAGCAAACTTTTCGGCATTGTCTATACTCATCCATTTGCCGCTGGTGTCAGTGCCTGCCTGTTGCATCAGTTGTTGTATTGTGGGATTCATTCCTAGATATACCTGGTTGAATAATTTCATGTGCGCCCAGGTGGAAGTTTATTCACACCCAGTTGCTGCTCAAACGAGCTTTTGATACCTTGCATGTCTTCGGGCAATGCTGGTGGTATCCAACGCTGTTTCTTTGGCTTTTCACCAAAGATTGTATCTAGTCTATTGTTCAATTCCACAATTGGAATACTTAAAGGACGAGGTCTACTTCCTTTGCTCATTTCTATTTCTCCACCATGTAATAAAAACGTCCCAGGTGCTGGGACGATGCGGACATCGGCCTTGGTGCCAGTCGCAATTAGAATCTATGTCTTTTCGACAAGTGTTGCACTTCATTGAGTTTTTTCCAAACTTGTTCTTTATCATGTTCTTCCAACCACTCTTGTTCACCAGCAAATTTGCTAGTGTTCTTGAGCATTTCGTCTACAGCAAATTTTACACGATATAAGTCTTGTTTGCAAGGCCAGTTGTTCCAACCGGTCACATATGGGTCATTTGCCCCATAATACATCTTCTGGCAGTCGCTAATAACTTTGTTTACGTCCCAGTTGATTATCATATCAGTTGTGCTGCATGTGGCTGGGTTTGGCTTCTACGTGAATGGCTGATGAGAAAGTCACATCATCTGGCCGCTCATCTGCACTCATCAAGATATCCTTGGGATCAACTCTGCGCAGTGTATGTTTGCCAGCTTCGTCTTCAACTTCAAGACCTCGAGTCCAACGACCATGTTCTATACAAACCCATTCGCCTACACGCACTCCAGACTGGTCAGGGCCCACTGCATACACACGGCCCCAGCGGGGCCGAATACCACTGCTTTTACCATTGTCGTTTAACAGCACAATACCACCAGTGCTGAGTCGTTCATCAAAAACCATGTCGCTCACAATCACTGCATCCTTGATGGGTTGCAACTGATGTCGGTTGATTTTGTGTGCAGAATACGCTGCTTTGGTCATACTGGTCCTATATTGTTTTTTCCAGTAACTACTTGTTTTCGATACTGTTTGTTTACTTGTTCAGGCTTGGTGGCAATCACACGATTCATGTCGTCTACTTGATCTCCCCGAGCGTTGACTTTCATGTTGCCAACTGCTCGAACTTTTTCGTTTTTCAAACGCAGTGCGCCCATGTCAACGGGCTTGCCATTGGCTGATCTATGTATTTGTTTGGTCATAGCTATCTCCTAAAATTATATTTAACGCAAGAATTCAGCAGGATCTAATTCATAGTACAGGCTGTTGATTTTGTGTACACCCAATTTGTACAGCACATAACTGGCCACACTGCTTCCTCGTCCCACTCCCCAGATCAAACGATTTTCACGCATGACATCCACTAGATAAACTAGATAGCGCAGTAGGTCAAAAAGATTTCGTTCTTGAAACAACATGAGTTCTTGGCCGCAGCGTTGAAGTTCAACATCTGTTGTGCACAGGCTCAATACATGTTCAGCGATGTCCAATTGCTTGTATTTTTCAGGCATGTACCAGTTGGCTTGACATCGATGATCCCATTCTTCTAGTGTTTGTTGTTGTGCCAGTTCATCATAGCGCACAAATGCCGGCACATTTTCCAGTATGTGTGCAGCAGTTTCTAGATCAATGGTGTTGTCAACCAAGAGATGTTCTAGTACATTGATGTTGTGTCCTTGCAAATACAAGTTTACAACATCGTCTTGACTGAAAATCATCTGTCCAAATTTGTCAATTTTCATTCTTGGGAAATTTTGCGTATAACACAGTATGCGGCTTTTTTGACTGTTTGTCAACCAAGTCAGGCCAAGTAAGTCCGTACTCAATCCAGGCACTGGGAGACACCTTGACTACTTTGCTGTTGTCTTTGTCAATGTTCACTGTTGAATGTTTTACTGTGGGCTCGTTCCACCAACCATCTTGAGCAAACACACCTACACCTTCTTCTTCGTCAATGAGATACCAAACATTGTCTCCAATTGAGCTGGATATATCCAATTGTACAATATGTAGTCGACCCTCGAAGATAGCATTGAGCTTGCACATCAACATCAACCCAATCACTTGATCAACTGGATCTTCTGGCAATGTTGTAATATTAACACCCATCATGGCCAACAGTTCCGCTTGATCCTCAAGCTTTTGATTGATGAACACAGTGTTGTCTAGTTCGCCATACACAAATGCTTTTAGTCTTTCCCAGGCAATGTTGAGTTCAACAGGGTCAGCAGTTCTTGTTAGAATCTGCAGATTGATTGAATAACTGTTGAGTCTCAGAGCATTGTCGTAGTAAATCCCGCCCAGGAATTCTAAATCGTATTGTAATCTTATGTTCATTGGATATCAATCTTGCTAGAATCAATTTTTGCGTCGGCTAATTTCTTCTCATAGTCATTGCGCACTTTTTCATGATACTTGTTTCTAAAGCTTTCAATGGCCATGCGCAGTTGATTACAGAGATGTGCATTGCCAGTTGACATGGCAATGTTTAGTTTTTTGTTGAGTTCGGATATCTTAGAGTTGAGCTCATCAATTGAGTACTCATCTAGATCGCCAAGTAGTGGATGTTCCATACCTTATTATAGTTGGAACTGTTTGTAAAGTCAAACGGTTTGTTACCAATTGCCCACTGTGGTAACCGAACTTGTGCCAATTGGTACAAATTTAATGTAACTGTTCTTTAACACAGTAGGCGAGCCACCGGGTGCAGTACTGTACTGGAATTGTGGTTGCAATGTGGTGCTTGAATTGGTGCGCAGTATACCTTTTACTGTAAACACTAGATTTTCAGTAGCCGATGTTGATGCACCGGTTGCTGTTGTGGCGTTGACTGACGTAGCATAAATTCTGTTCACGGCTGTGAGCGCAGCACCAGTTGACGTGGTACTGTCAATATGATAAGTGATGCTGGTCAAGGCATTACTTAATGCAAACAACAAACTAGTGGTGTGACTGGTTGTGCCCAGAGCACGAGTAATGTAGTAGGTGCCTTCAAACATGTATGTGGTTGAGCCAGCCAAGGTAACTGTTCCAGCTGAACTGGTGCCTACATCAAACACCTTTTGTGCAGAGCTAGAATCGTTTGCCAGGTAATCTGTACTCAGCGCCAGCACATACACTGTGGGCACAACACCACGTTGTGCTGTGGCCTGCGGAGTTGAATAAAATACTACCCCGTCATACTCAAATGCACCAGCTGCTGGTACACTTAAATTTGAACCTGAAGTGAGCACCAAGGGTGCTTGACTTGCTGACCCAGCTGGCGGCCTCACAAGGCCTACCAAGTTGGTACCAGCTATGTTGCCAACTGCACTGACAGTTCCTGCTGTGACAATGTTAGCACCAGACACATTACCAGTTGCCGAGACTGCGCCGCTGGCATTGATGTTGCCACCAGTTACGTTGCCCACTGCCACAATGTTTTGTGCAGCCAACACGTTTCCAGATGCTGATATAAATCTTGGATTGGCAATGTTGCCTGCACTGATATTGCCAGTGGCAGTGATATCGTCAAATTGAATGTCAGCGCCAGCAAAGTTTGTTAGGCCACGGTTCAAGTCAAAAATGGTTATTGTTGTGCCGCCATCGTATGTGCCAAATCCAAATTCATAAATGCCAGTTGCACTAAATGTTATTGTTCCAGCACTGTAGCCTTGTAGACCTGTTGTACCCAAACTGACTGCACCAGGCAATGTCACAGTGTTACTGACGTTTTGAATGTTTATTTGCAGTTTGATATAACCGTAGCTGCCAGTGCCGGGCCAGTTGATAAAGCTCAACGAAATAGGTCCAGAAGTGGCAATGCTTTGATAGTGTCCACTGGTGTAATTGATAGCAATGGCGCCGCTGGTGTTTTCTACTGTGACCTTGGTGGCACTAAAATCTTGAATCTTTGCTGCCAACAACAGTGCATCATTCATGTTGTTGTCCAGTGGGATGCCAGTTAGTGCAGCCTTGAGAACTACCTTGTTTTGTAAATCAGTTATTTCAGCAGCAGCGTCTTGAAAGTTGACTTTGATGTTGGTAAAGTTGTCGCGAAATCCTTGGCTGTTGTTGTCTTGTCCAGCTACTGGATATGAGCCATCGATGTTGTTTGGGTTGATTTGACTGGTCATTGTTTATCCTTGATTAGGCAAAAGTGCATCCGTTGTTGCCAATTACAAACCATTTTGAATTGATGTATTTGAGTGTGCATGCATCACCAATGGTGTCAAATGTAATAGTACCTGTGCCTGAAGTTTTCCAACCAGCATTTGTCACTGTGATTACCATGTCTCCCAAATCAGCATACATGGCCAAAACTTTTACTTGTCCGTTTACTCCAGCGCCCAGTGTTGCTGTCTCAGGCGCTGCGGTGCTGAAGTAGCTGTCGCTTATGCTTAATTTTACTGCGGCACCGGCTGCTACATCTTCTGCGCTGGCGTTGAGTGGCTGGGCTGAACTGTTTAAAGAAGTAATGGTCCAAGATGCCCCTTGATCATCTGTTATCAATTGATAGGTGTGCAGTCCGGCATCGGTATTATAAGCATTTGGAAAACTCAGCACATTGCCGTTCAAGCCAGTCAAGGTAACGTTGTTATTGCTTATTTGAGCATTGGCAATGGTCACAGTGTAAGGTGCAGCAGTGACGTTTGCAGCTTCGGCGTTTATGGCCAAGGTGATTACAGCAGTATTTCCTGCTGCTGGAAGATTTGAAAAATTCAGTACAGTATTTGCATTGGCTGTTACAGTTTGATAACTGGCCGCAGCATAGTTGATTGTAGTGCTTGGTGCAGCATCGCCAATGTTTATTTGAGCGTATCGTACATTTTGCAAGGTGGAATTGTAAAGTACTGCACCTTGCAAATCGTTGATTGTATTAGCCCCTCCAACCACAGCATTGGCTTGTAGTGCAGAGATTTCTCCGGCTGCGAACTGAAAATTCAATTTGATATTCGTAAAGTTGTCACGAAATCCTTGAGTACTGTTGTCCTGGCCAGCTACAGGGTATGCTGTGTTTATGTTGTTAGGGTTGATTTGACTGGTCATTGTGTGTCCTGGTTACACCAAAATATTTGCTTTGGGGAATACCAGATATTTATCATACTGATCCGTTGGATCGTACATATCTACTGGCTCTTCAAACGCCACACTTCCCATGTCAAATATTGTTTCTTCGGTCACAACTGTGGTCAATGGCAACCAACTTACTTGTGTAAGTCCGGTTCCTGGAGTGCTTGGGCGATACAGTTGAGCACTTCTGTAGAAGTTTCCGCGCTCAACTTGTACATAATCATTTGCTGCGGTATTTTCTTCAATGGACAATGTGACTATTGTGGTAATAGGGTCCACTGCAATACGCCAAACAGCCATGCGCTCGTTTACCGGGGTAGTTGGGATCACCACAGATTCATCAAATTCTGTACCAGTCTGATCATATGGCGCAGAATCGTATAAGATCAAATAATCAGACCAGGCATCATTTATGGTTGCATAGTTGCTGCCTGGCGGCCCACTGTAGTCTTCCTGTTTGACAAATATCAAGGTATTGTTGTTGATATTGGAGATCACGCCGTCTAGGCCGCCAAGAGCATTGATGTATTCCAGTGTACGATTGTTGACGTCAGCAAACGCTAGATCAGTTCCAATACTCACAGTACCAATAAAATTGTAGCCCGCAGTATCAAATCTATCAAATGTTGTAAGGTTTGCTTCTGGGGTCCAGTCTTGAGTAACTGTGTCCCAGTTTCTGCTGAGTTCTCGATCTAGAATATATCGATCAACTTTGAAATCAACCTTGTTGAGTTGTTCGCCAAATTGACTTTGAATGTAATAAGCAATTTGTCTGCTGCGGCCAGGCTTGGCGTAGCAAAGTACCCAGGCAGGAGTAAAGCCCAAAACACGTCCGTCTGACTGCTTTGAAGTCATCCACAGTGGCAAGCTTGACGATATTTGTCCCACAACATCAATAACTTGATTTCGCATATCGATCAAGCTATTGGGATAGACCTGTGTAAGAACTGTTGATCCGTCGTTGGGATCAATTATGGGATACGCAAGATTTACAATTTTGCTTACACTTTCCCCGGCACTGTTTACCAAGTTGTCAATCACTTTGCTATAAACAACTTCATATATTACATTTCCGTTGGCATCAGTAGCTTGTGCAGTGGCAATTTCACCTAGCACCAAATTCTTCCAATAGTGATTTTCGTACAGGCTCTCAACATAGCGATCCAGAATGTCTGGCGCTAGACCGTATGCATGATCATAATTGACTCGTGTAGATTTTCCAAAATAAGGATCTGTTGGTCTAAAAATGTAGTCAGGTACAAAAATATTGTTGTTGGTCAACAAACTGTCAATTAACAATCTGTCGTTTAGCGGTGGCATTGCTTGCACTACTAGATTTTGATATGGTGCATTGTATTCACGAATCAGTCTGATTGTAAAAGTTTTAAAAACTGAAACAACATCTCTAACCCCAGTTGGTCGCATCACAGCTTGCAATTCGGCGCCCGAACCGCCAAAACCGGCAATTACTTCAACTGTGGCCGAACCTGACTGTCCGGTTGCACCAGTATATCCAGCGCCAGGATCTGCAACACTAACAAATGTAATTGCGCCACCACTTACCGTGACGTTGCCTGCCAGGGCCTGTACCGCGGTGGCACCAACTGGCGTAGAGAACTCTATTACTGGTGTAGTAACTGCACTGTATCCAGATCCGCCATCTACAACTGTAATGCTTTCTACATCATAAACAATTTGTTGTGTGTCTTCAGCATAGGCATTTACTGTGAATGTAAATGAGCTATCCCACGTAGTAGAATTATTGTCAATTGTGGTAGAACCAAGATCAATTGCAAAAGTGTTAAAGCTGGCGCGACCTGATATTTCTCCTGTTGGCAACAGTTGTAGGCCCTGCGGCAATTCATTAAATGCACCGTCTTTGAGTCGATAAAACAAATTTCTTCCGCCGCGATTAACAGCTTCAACCTGAAACAAGCTGACTTCGCCATTGACAATGGAACCAAGATTGCTGTCAGTCAACCATGTAACTTCAGCGTCAACTGCACCAGACAACGTAATAGTAAACGGATATGGCTTGCTGGCCACAACCAGATTTGCAATCATTGATCCTGCTGATGTACTAAGCGATACTGGAGTGGTAGAGCTTAAATTATTTGTAATGGTAAACTGTGTGGCATTTACTACACTCAACACATAGTAAACTTGTATTGCAGAAGCAGACACACCGCCAAATGCAGTGCCGGTGAATATAATAGGCTGACCTGTTCCCAGTTGTTCAGTGCTGTTACAGGTTATTCTATTGGTACCAAATGTGGTTGCTGTACAAGTGATAGGCGAGCCAACAAAGTCTGTTTGATAGGTAACAATATTAAAACTGTATTCTACTGAAGTTACACCTTGATCAGGCAAGTAACCATAGTACCATCCTGTGACTGTATCTAGTTCTAGTCCAGGCGGCAAGCCAGCGCCTTGGTTGACTCCAATAGCATATCTTATATCTGGAGTATCATAATCTCTACCAATAAACTGATAGGCATAATAGTTGTCACTGCGAACGATACCAAGGTCGCTTGGCACAGCATTCAGCAAGAACGGTGCACGTTCAAGTCCTTCGTCAGCAGTAACTGCGGTGGTGTCAGCAGTTATTGTGGTGTTGTCTGCGGTTAGACTTGACCGATCGTATACAAAGAACTCAAATGTTCTCAAATTTGAACTCTTGCCGTCAGTGACTTCCAGTGTGAATTGGTAATTTCTACTGACTGAGCTGATTATAAAATCGTAAGGCTCGGTATAAATTGGCGTGAAATCATAACCAGGTGTTTCGTTGACGTTTGCCGCTGGCTGTATATAACCAGTGATCAAACCCCCTGGGGTGATAGTAACACCGCCAGGCAATTCGCCGCCTACTAATTTCACAATCACAGTGTCATCAGGATCTTGATTAGTGTATTGTATTTGATAATTGATTTCACCACCATCATAATAGGTATCATTAACTTCCCATTGGCCGGTTATTGAATTATAAGTAGCCAAGGGACCTGCAGGAGTTGTAAATTCTGGTACATCATTGCCGGTCACTGTAAGGGTGAATGTTCTGTCTCTTATAAGTAGTGGATTTTCTTCTGTGTAAATTCTTATGGTAAACTTACTGGTAACATCTCTACTGACGTCAAATGGGACACCTTGAAGACTGGCAATGGCCCTGGGTACACCTACTATTAAGCCATTGGCTAAACATTGAATACCAGGGGGCAATGATCCTGCTATTACAGCATAATAAATTTCGCCGCCATCAGGATCTTCTGCCAACATTGATAGTTGGTAGAAAACTCCTTCGGGTATAACTCCCAAACTACCAGCTGGTGTGATCCATACAGGTTGTGCCATTATTCTTTGCCCTTTTTCATATTTACCGTGGCTTAGAATCCATTGCTCTTGGTGTTGTACCAATAGGTGCCGCTGGGCGGCGTCAATGAAAAACTTCCAGATGTGTCAAATCCAAAGAAACCACCGTCAAACGGGAAATAATAATTCCATTGCACTCTTATGGGATAGTATTGTCCGGCCACCAAAGTAGCAGAACCTGAGCCCGAGCTGTTGTCAGCTGCGGCCAAAGCATTGCCTGTGGTGTAACCAGAGAGTGCCAAGGCACCTACCCAGACATAAGCTCTTGAATACTGGCCTTCGCCTGTGTCATCACTGGTCCAGGCAGCAGATATACCAAACGAATTTGAACCACCAGCAGTTGGCCTAAAATACCCAATCCAGGTCTTGGACTGAACCACTGAGTTGTTTAAGTCGCTGCCATTAATAGGAGCTTGGTCAACACCAGTTGGCCCATACAAGCCAGATGCATACACAATGTTTTGTGCGTTGCCAGCAATGGCAGACATTATACCTGTCATTAACTTAGTCCTGTTCCATTCACATACCAGGTGTCAGATGCAACCTTGATCACTGTGGCCATGCCATACTGTGCAAGAGTCCTTGAGCCACCAGTACCGGGACCAGCCCAGGTCAGTGTAACCCCAGTAGCATTGGCTATAGTAGTGCTACTACTTGCTATGACAAGAATGCTGGTACCAATTGGTAGTGCTACACTGCCGTTGGTGGGAATGGTAAGAGTCCCTGACCCGTAGTAGTGTTTGCCACCGTCAGTGATGGCCAGGGTACCAAATGATGTCAACTGCGGAATGTCTCTGTAACCAATAGTGTAACCAGCACTGGTCACCGTAGCAGTGTTGCCTGAGATCACAAGGCCTGATCCTGACACTGCGCCTGCAGTTATTAGATTGCCACCAGTGACGTTTCCAGCTGCACTAACAGCTCCAGCAGTGTTAACAGCACTACCTGTTACAGTGCCAGCGGCGCTTACTAGTCCACCAGTTAATAAATTTCCACCAGTTATGCCTCCAGTTGCACCCACAGAACCAATAGTGGTCAAGTTGCCGCCAGTGATAGTGCCAGCAGCACTGATAGTTCCCCCTGTAGACACATTGCCAACAGTTACTGTTCCGCTAACACTGATTGTGACACCTTCCAACTGTCCAACAACAAAACTTCCAGCTGTGTCAATGGTCACAAGTTCGTTTGTGACAGTTGCTTGAGTAGCTGCTACTAGTTTACCAGTGCTGTTTTGATAGCCGATAAAAGCAGAACGTTCTTGAGTGGTGTAATAAAACAGTTGTTCGCCGCGATCTTTACCATCATTGCTGCTGAGTGTGGCATTGTTTGCACCACGACCAATTCCAATTATTGGATCAGCAATTGCTAGAGTACTGACATTGGTATACTCTGTTGTTCCGTTGACTGTTAGATTGCCAGCAATAATAGTACTGCCAGCAACACTTAGAGATCCGCCAGTGTTTAAGTTACCACCAGTTACGTTTCCAGTAGCAGTTAACTGGCCAGCTGTTATAAGATTACCACCAGTGATATTGCCTGAAGATATATTGCCACCAGTGATATTGCCCACGGCTGTAACGTACCCAGTGGTAATTACATTGCTACCAAATACGTTTCCAGTTGCAGTCATTGCTCCTGTTGAGATATTTCCACCGCTGACGTTGCCAGAAACCACCAGCGTGGTCAAGGTACCCACACTTGTGATATTTGTTTGAGCCGCAGTAGTAAGTGTACCAGAGATGTTGCCACCAACAATGTTGCCAGATCCACTCACAACGCCTGAGCCAAAATTGATGTTGCCCCCAGTTACGTTTCCGCTAGCTGATATAGTAGTTCCTGTCACAGTGTTTGTGGCGTTGAGGTTACCAGCTGCAATGTTTCCGCCCACAAGATTTCCAGTGATGTTTGCACCAGTAATGTCTCCAGCGAATACACCAGTAACTGCACTGACTGCCCCAATACTGATTAGATTTCCGCCAGTGATATTGCCCACAGCAGAAACTGTGGATCCTGCACTGACATTGTTGGATTGCACGTTGCCGTTGCCGCCCAGAGCATTACTCACGGTCAAGCTGTTTAGTGTTCCAACAGTTTGTAGACTACTTACAGTTACGTTTGCGCTGAGGGTAGAACCTGTTAAAAGTGCTGCATTTGAGCTTACTGAAAATCCAGTGAGCAAACTTCCGTTACCAATGAAGTAATTGCCAGTGATATTTCCCACAGCGTTGATTGTTCCACCAGCACTTAAAGCGCCTGTGGCAAAAATGTTGGCACCATTAATATTACCAGTGGCACTGATTGTACCGCCTGTGGTGAAGTTTTGCGCTAGCACATTTCCAGTAGCACTGACTCTTCCTGCAGTTGTTAGATTGCCGCCTGTAATATTAGCAGTTACTGCCAAGCTACTGAGCGTGCCCACACTGGTCAGGCTTGAATTAACCACGTTTGCACTCAATGTGGTGCCAGTGAGTAGTGCAGCAGGTGCGCTGGAAACAACCCCTGTAAGTAAACTTCCGTTACCTACAAAAAATCCCCCAGCAGATACATTACCAGTGGCACTAACATTCCCAGTCACTGCACTGGTTCCCGTGGTACTGGTACCAGTTCCAGACACAGCAAAAACGTTAGCTACGTTGGCTGAGCTGAAATTGATGTTGGAATCTTGTACGATTTTGATGTTTGAGCTGCCGTTTGTAATACCAGTTAACCCCCCGGTATTGTAAACTTCAGTAAAATTTTCGTTGATCTTTATAAAAGCAGTTCGTAAGGGATCGCCTTGCCCGTCATTTGCTACGTTGCCAACGTCAATGATTTGTTGTGTCATGTTTGCAGTCCTATTGTGTTATTTACCAAAGATTTTGTAGGTAGCACACACTATGAGTTGCCGCTAAATACACTGATTCGGAGTGGTCAATGAGCTATATTATCAACAATTCTCGCGGAAACGTTATTGCCGTTATTGCAGACGGCACAGTAAACACCACGGCTACAGACTTGTCCTTGGTGGGACGAGGACTAACAGACTACGGTACTTACGAAAACGAAAACTATGTATATTTGCTGGAGAATTTTGCAAATTCCACAGCACCCTTGCAACCAATCTTGGGGCAGTTGTGGTACAACAGTGCCACTGACGCAATTTCGGCCTATTCTAGTGCTAACACCTGGGCAGTGCTGGCCAGTCAAGATTATGTGCAAGCTCAAAAAATTAGCCCGGCATTTACTGGGGTACCTACTGCACCCACTGCACCCTCAGCAACAGCAAATACGCAAATTGCTACCACAGCATTTGTAACAAACAGTCCAGCACTGGCTGGTGTGCCCACAGCTCCTACTGCCACAGCAGGTACTGCAACCACACAAATTGCTACCACAGCATTTGTCACTAATAGTCCAATTTTCACTGGAACTCCAACTGCTGCTACTGCTAGTACTGGCACAAATACCACTCAACTTGCTACCACAGCGTTTGTTACATCAGGTCCTGAGTTTGCTAACATACCAACTGCGCCCACAGCCAGTACTGTTGACAGCAGCAACAAATTGGCCACAACTGCTTTTGTACAAGCACAAAAAGCTAGTCCTGTATTCACTGGAACTCCGGTTGCGCCCACTGCCCCAGCAGGAACAAATTCAACACAAATTGCTACCACAGCATTTGTTCAGGGAGAAAAAGCAAGCCCTGCATTTACTGGTGTGCCTACGTCGCCTACTGCATCACTGGGCACAAGTAACACTCAGATTGCAACAACTCGATTTGTCACAGACTGGACCAATGCCCTGCCTACCATGAGTCAGCAAAATTCCAATGCTGTTGCTATCAGTGGCGGTACTATTACAGGTATCACACCGCTTGCTGTGGCCGACGGTGGCACTGGAGGTAGCACCGCTGCGCAAGCAAGAAGCGGACTGCAACTTGGCAACATTGCCACCATGAATACCAGCAACATTGCATTCACTGCTGGTACCATAGACAACATTGTTATCACTGGCGGTAATATTTCTGGACTAAATGCACCGTTGGCTGTGCTAAGTGGCGGAACTGGAGCAAATACTGCTGGTGCAGCAAGAACCAACCTTGGCCTTGGCAATCTTGCTACACAAAATGCATCATCAGTGTCTATCACAGGTGGTACAATATCTGGATTGACTTCGCCTTTGGAAATTAGTAGTGGTGGCACAAATGCAACCACAGCATCTGCTGCAAGAACCAATCTTGGACTTGGATCTATTGCTACACAGGCAGCAAACTCGGTTGGAATTACAGGTGGCACAATATCTGGCCTAACATTGTTTTCAGCTAGTAATGTTGCAATTTCAAGTGGTACAATCTCTGGAATAACAGATTTAACCGTTGCTGATGGAGGCACTGGTGCAAGTAATCCCACAGATGCTAGAACCAATCTAGGTGCAGCACACAGCAGCACAAACATCATTGCCGGCACAGGACTAACCGGTGGCGGGTCATTAATTGCCGATATTACGTTGTCCATTGCAACAAATTCAAACGGCTTTGGCACAAGATATGTAAGTACCAGTGCGCCCACCGGTGGCAACAACGGTGATATTTGGTATCAAATTTAACACATGGCAACAGTATTACGTCCAGTAGGATACACCGGTAGCCTACAGCAATTAACTTGGCAATTTGGAAACAACGTGCCTGTGGCTGCATACCTTTGGGGTGGTGGAGGTGGCGGTGGAGGCAACGATTCAGGCACGGGCGGTGCAGGTGGTGGCGGTGCATACTCAGTTGTTAACTTTAACATCAGTGCTGGAGATGTCTTGCAAGTAGCCGTTGGTGGACCAGGCGGCGGTGGACAGAGCGGGCAAAGTAGTGCAGCTGGTGGATCTCCTGGTTTTAGTTACACACAAAGTCAAATTTTTAATACCATCACAGCCGTGCCATCAAGTGGTCTTGGCGGTCCTGTATTTTCGCAATTCAATACTAGGTACTGCACATTTCTAAATTCCAACGGAGTATGGGTCAATCCTAGCTCTACTACCAATTTTGATAAAACATACACTGTAACTTTTCCTTCTAGCACAGAATACCAATTTATTGGATCGGCTGACAACTATGCAGATGTATATGTTGACGGATCAATAGTGTTGAGTGCCCCAGATTACACAACCACTTTTGAATCTAGAATATTTTTATCTGCAGGAACTCATACAGTACGTATTGTTGGTGTCAATACTGGTGGTCCGGGCGCAGTTGCACTAATTATAAATTCAGGAACATCTTTCAGCGGTGGTGTTGGTGGTGCAGCTGGACCAGCTGGAAGTTCAGGTGCTGGTGGCGGTGGTGGTGGCGCCACGGTTGTCATTCTTAACGGAACTCCACTTGGAGCTGCTGGGGGTGGCGGTGGGGGTGGCGGTGCAGGTAACGTTGGTGCAAAAAACGGACAAAATGCTCCAGGTGATAGCGGACAGGCAGCCGTGGGAATCAATGCTGGTCAAAATGGACAGGCCAACAGTGGTGACGGTGGTGGTGGTGGAGGTGGAGGTGGTGGCTGGGGCGGCGGTAATGGTGGCATCACTCCTGGCGGCGACGTAGGTGCCTATGCTGGGGCGTTTGGGTTAAGTTCAGGAACATATCAAAATCCAAGTGGTAAAACACCTGGTGGTACCAATTCTACGTATTACCCTGGCAGTGGAATTGCACTGGGCGGAAATACTGCCATTCAAGGCTCTAGTGGATATGCAATGTTTGACTTCAATGTCAGCGGTGTATCAGTGCACTATCTTGGATCTTTTGCACCAGTTAGAAATACATGGGTAAAAGTCAATAATGTTTGGCAGAGTGTTAACTCAGTTTATGTCAAGGATGGGGGAACCTGGAATCCAGTGTATGGTTCGGTGTCACCAACATTCTCAAACGCAGCCAATCAATTTGGCGCTAACCCAAGACCGTTTGTTTAATCAGATACCAAAGCTTGATCCGCAGCCGCAAGTGGACACTGCTTGCGGATTGTTGATCACAAAGCTGGCACCCATAACGTCCTCGTGATAATCCACAGCAGAACCCTGTAGGTACTGCATGCTCATGGCATCCACCACAACAGGCACTTCAGCTGGAACTTCAAAATCATCCTCGTTACGATTTTCGTCAAATGTAAACCCGTATTGAAATCCCGAGCAGCCTCCACCTTGCACAAATACTCGTAGCACCAGCGCCGGATTGTTTTCTTCGGCAAACAGGTCTCGGAGTTTTGTCACAGCAGATTCAGTTAGTGTAATCATAATATTTTCCATCCGTACGCAATTTGCTTATGCCCATTTACTAACTGGCTAATACCAGTTTTTTTAAGATTATATTTTTTCTTTAGGAAATTTTGAGTACAATATTCCTGTGGCCCAGTTTCATGTTGAAACTTATGCAATCTTAAATCACAACTATTATTTTTTTCACCAGTATTAGAGATTTCTACTGCTAGTTTGTGTTTTTCTTTAATCCCAGGCTTATGCATAGGGTTATTATCTAACGCAGTTTTTCGGTGCTCTTCTCGTATATCTGGGTTGTTAGCATAAAATGCTTTAACTCCTGCAACGTTCTTTGCTTTTACTTCAGGACGATTTTGTATTACTTTTCCGACCTCACTAGAAATACCTTGGCCTTCTTCTGGCACTAGATTTGCCCAGAGTTTTTTACCTTCGGTATTTTTAGCATTTACTACATCCCAGAGGTTACTATAATATAACCCCCATTTTTTGATTTCGGCATTGCATGAACATTCTTTTATTAACTCTGTAGTGTGCTCTTTGCCGTGAACCCGCAAATGATCTTTCCAGTATAGACCAGAGCCTAGGTATTTTTGATAGTCTTTTCTATTAGTTTTACAAAGGTATTTTAACCCTGTTTTAGCATGTGTTTTAACTAGAAGATATATACTCATAGACGTTCGTTAACAACGTCCCAGTTGATGATTTTCCAGATGTTATCAAAGTAAGCCTCTTTGTCCCACTGGTGGTCCAAGCTCCATGCGTGTTCCCATGCGTCTATCAGAAGAGCAATATCAGTTCTAACAGCATGGTTTGCAATAGTTTTTATGTCGCCGGATGTTGAGAGATAACACCAACCACTTCCCTGGATAGACATAAAAACTTTTTTCATTTCCTCCTTGAAGTCTTCATAGGTCTTGAACTTTTCTTCAATCAGCGCAAGTACTGCCCCACGTGGTCGATTGGCGCCCTTGGGAGCCCTGAGCTGAGGGAAAAATTTATTGTGCAGAAAACTGCCAGCACGATTAAAATCCGCATTGCCTTCTCCTGCATTGTAACGCTTGGCATAGCCCCGGGCCAAATGTCCATAATGGTATTCTAAACTTTCTTTACTCAATACTGGCTCAAGGTCTTTCTCACCATAGGGCAAGGGAGTGGTTTCCAGCTTGGCTGGTCGAGTGCTAGCTTCTACTAGGCTAATTGTATCACGAAGTTTCATAGTACAGTATTTATTTGCGTCGGGTAATACGACCGCGAGTCAGATCATATGGACTAAACTCCATTTCGATTCGATCACCCAACAAAACTTTGATATTGTTTTTTCTCATGCGACCCGACAAGTAACCAAGTACTGTTTTTTCAATATTGTGAAGTCGGATTCTGAACATTGCTGCGGGCATGATTTCCTCAACAACACCTTCCACTGTAATAGTATCTTCTTTTTTAGCCATTTGGCTATTACTTATTCAAAATTCAGCTCAGCTGTGATCTTTTGAAGTCGGTCAAAGCGGAAACTACGCCATTCTAGTTTGTCCACGTCAAACACCCGGAGGCTATGCACATCAGGATCTTTGCGTTGTCGGGATTCTTTCACCATTCCGTCCACTGAGGTTGTGTCAGGACCTTTGGGCTGTTTGTATGTGGGGATAAATGTCCAATCCAATGTGCATTTCATGTCACGCACAGTTCCGTCTGCTTTGGTAAACGTTACTGTGATAGGACCCTTTTGTAGCAGGCTACGCACCCAATCACGCATGATTGTGCGGTTGGCGTCATCGGCCTCTTGATAGGCCGTGCCCGGTGCGCCCTTGAGCAGTCGTACCACTTCTTGTTTTTGCCACATATCTGCGTCTATCATTTTGTCTCCAAGTGTTATAAAAATTTCAAAGTAAACATCAACATTTCTCTTTGCCCTTGTTCAGTTGGGCAAAAGAAAAACTCAATTGAATCTGTGTCCTGCAAATAATCATTGGTGATGTATGTGGTACAATGACATTTGGCCCACGTCAGTGCCTCAAGTAGCCGGGCAACAGGAACAAACACAGAGTTGGTCATCCGCGGCGCATTTTAGAGATATCTACAGCGTCCTGATTGCAAAAAACAGGCACTGCATTGCTCTTGTGCAACTGACCAATACCCAGCATCTTGGTACCGGTGTATTCTTTGTGAGCTACAGGCGCAGTAGAACCACCTGAAGTGGAACGACTGGGGATATGATTGCTGGTGCTTCGGCCCACAGGAGCGCTCAAGTTATAAGTCAAAGGCTCAGCCTTCATGGCTCGAACACGCCGCTTTTCTTCAGCTGCTATGCCCTGCGACTTCAGCAGTTCTTTCCACGAGGTATCAAGCTCACGTGCACGAGCAGCTTCAGCAGCGTTGCGAAACTTGACTTTGCCTTTTTTCTTACCAATAAGACTCAGGGCAGGACCACACAGATGCATTGTCATTTTTTCAGTAACTCCATGGTGTATTCAGTTTTGCGCATGTTTGCTATAGGCTTGATCCAACCTTGATTAAAACATTCTGCAATCAGACTTCGATAATTTTCTGGGCATCGTTGACTGATTTCAATGCTGGCACGAGGCACAACAGTGACACCGTCGGGGCTGAACACAAAGTCCTCATGCCCCGGACGCAATGTCACATGTGATCTGTTTGCTTTAAACATGTGTATATTATAGCATATCCAGGATTATTGGTCAAGTACTACTAGAGTATTACCGAAACAGTAGCAAGGCCATGAGCACGGCTTGCACAATAAAGCCCAGACCAATTGTGATGATGTTCAGCATGTCTTTCAGCACCACGGCACGTAAAAACATCAAGACCAGGCCTGCCCACATAAACAATACCATGTCCAGCTGTGGGGCACGGTCGCTGAGTCCAGACATCAAGGCCAACAAGGTGGGAATGGTGGCAGCGTGGATCACAATCACTGCCAACCAGCCCAGGGTCTCTGCTGAGATTTTTCCAAAGTGTTCAGCAAAAAAGTTTCGAACTGTGGGTACAATGTTGTTGATGTTCATGAGCGGTCTCCGTAAAAAAAGTTATCTGAAGCAGGGTATCGACGCAAAGATTCTGAAGATGTAAAACGGAGGAAATCAGAATCTGATTTCCGTAAGTAGGACTATCTGTAAAAAATGTGTTGTCCAATAGTTTGGATCTTTTCTCGCTTCCAGCCCGGCGATATGTATGTTGCGTGGTAAAAAAGTGCATCTTCTAGACCAGGCAATCTAAATCCTTCCAACAACACTTTTTTGGCCACAATCTCTGACTCATTCCACAAGGGTTTGTGAATTGCACGAGTAGTGTGATTGCCTTCGCAGTACCAGCTAAACTGACAAACTACTTTTTCGTAGAATACATTTTTCTGATACACTACCCCGCAAACAGAATTGGGAAATTTTCCAGACTCCATTCGATTCAGGGTAACCTGCGCCACACCAACTTTGCCTTCAAACGGCTCACTGGCCGCCTCCCAGTAAATGTTGCGTGTCAAACATTCTAGCTCTTTGGTTCTTTGAGCTGCTGACACATAATTGTCAGACATGTTGTTGTTTGCTTGTCGTAGGTAGTCGAGTTTTGCAGTACTGGTCACAAACACAGCAGCCAACACTACCCATAGTCCAAAGACTTTTAGTAGGCGTGAGCTCCAGGTTGCAACTTGCAAAGTTGTTGAGGTTACATTTGCGTTCATAGGCTGTTACTTAGTAAGTGGTACCATATTGTGAAGCATAGCCCCACAAAATGGTACGTTTTGGCCAATAAGTGGGTAGTTATCCCACAATATCATTATAGCACAGTTTGACTTATTGGTCAAACTTGCAAACCGGGATTGGTTGCATTTTGTGCATGTTTCTAGCACGAAGCTCTTGATAACGTGTTAGCTTTTTGCGATCGTCTGCTGACAACTTGGAGCTACCGGGCATGTCAGAGTCCACTGCCTTGGCACGTTTTAAGAAGTCCAAGGCCATCATGCGTTCTAGATCAGGGTAAGTCATGCCAATCTGATCTTCATCTGTACGACCATCTGCCCAAAGTCCATCAGTAGGAGCAGCATCAATGATCTCTGGTGCTACACCAAGTTCGCGACCCATGTCCCATACTTGTGTTTTGAGACAGTCGCCAATGGGGCTGAGGTCAACTCCGCCATCGCCGTACTTGGTAAAAAAGCCCACACCAAAGTCTTCTACCCGGTTGCCGGTTCCTACAACCAAGGCACCATGACATTGTGCAATTTGATACAGCGTCATCATGCGCAGGCGACTGCGAGAGTTGGCACTGGCCAATTTGTACGTGTCATAGGTGTCATCGTCAATCCTGCAAAAAGGATCAACCTTCTTTTCAAACGCAGAGAACACTGGAGTTAGATCCATGCTCATGTGAGTAACTGTTTGGGGGAAACGTTCCAACAACCAGCCTGCATGCAAGCTACTGCGATTATCCAACTGTTTGTTTTGACGAATAGGCATCTGCACCACAATGGTTTTTAAGCCAGTTTGAGCACACAAGGCACTCACAACTGAGCTGTCGATCCCACCAGAAATGCCCACTACAAAAGTGTCAATTTTGGCACTCTTGGCATACTGCTTCAACCACTTTACAATGTGATTGATACGTTGTTTTGGTTTCATGGTTTGGTTGGTGGTGGCATTGACTTTAGTTTTTTCCACATGTTGCCTTTCTCGGTACATTGTTTTTCCAACGCTCTATAACGTTCGCCCAGCTCTCGTAATTCATCCCATTCTGCTTCCAGCTCAGGATTAGGTACTAGAATGTTAAGGCGCTGCTCAAGGGCATCAATAGCATCCATCAAACTTCGACCATTGATTTTTATGTCAGCATCTTCACCTTGAAGTTCCAAACGTCCAGACGGACGAATCATGGTACCATTGGTGCCAGCAATATTGGAAGATCCAATAGTGATATTGTTCCAATCTATAGAACTGTTGGCATTCCATGAATAAGCATTTGAGTTAGTGGCGCCAATAGCACCAGTAGCACCAGTACTGATGTAAAGGCTTTCACCAGTGTCAGATATCACATCGTTGTCAGAATAGATGTTAATGGTGTTCGCATTCTTGCTCATTGCAACAGACAATGTTTAGCTCGTCACGAATTGAATTCGGATACTTTTTGCGCTGTTCGGCCGCCTGCTGAACTCGAGCTATTTTGTCCAGCAAAAGTTGTTGTCTAAGTTCGGGCGTTAGCGTTTCCGGCCAATATCCTTGCTTTAGATGCATAGTTTCTACATTCATTTTGCTGCCAAGGCTTCTTTCTCAGCAGTGATTTCTTTGCGGCGTTCTTTGATGCATTTGCTCATCTCTTGTAGCGCCTTGCGAGCCCGGGCTGCTGAAGCCTTGACGCCCTTGGTGGTGAATTTTTCGTTTTCGGCAATGTAAGTTTCGTAAGCGGAAACCAGTTGTTCGTGTTGTGTCATAGTAACTCCTTGTATGTAGAACAATTATACAATGCTGTGATAGCATTGTCAACGATTTTTTTGTTTTTTTGGCACTCTAGTTAATCTAGATATATGTGCCGTTTGACCCAGGTATCCCAGATAGTGATACCGGTGATGCTGTGAGACCAAGTCAACCTAAATTGTTCAAAACCTCTTTGGTCATGCAACATCATTCGATTGCCTGACACCGATGCATGCTCGACACGATGTTCTCGTATCCAGTTTTTTAACAGTGCTTCGGCTTGAGTGGAGTTGCGTAAGGTTACAATGTACAGTGGTTCTACCGCACGGTAAGATGCTATAGTCATTATTGGTTGTTGTGTTTGGCCCGCATCCAGTAATTATCTCTTTGTTTCCAAAACACAAAGAAATGCGGCCCAAAGGCCGCATTGTGCTGTCAAACAGTTGCTTAGGCCTTGGCTTCGGCAATCAGTTGTTCAGCAGTAACGTCCTTTTTGGTGCTCTTGGCCTTGGCGCCAGTACTGGCTTGCACCTTGACTTCGCCTTTCTTGGCCACCTTGGCTTTTTCTGCCAGCTTGTTTGCCACAACAAATCCAGCATCGCCTTCAGTAATACCTTGCTCGGTGAGATACTGGAGACATTCCAGTTTGGTCATTGCGCGGGGCAGTTCAGCCAAGTTGATGTCAGTGCATCCTGCTTTGTTGAGAATCTTGATGCGAGCCACCAAGTCGTTAGCAAAACGGGCCTTGACAGTACCGTTGGGGTTCTTGGCAGTACCAGCCACGGTAAAAGTCTTTTCGTTTGTCATAAAGTTGCCTTTCAAAGTTGCCTTACAGATTTAAAAATATGCTGTGTTTGCAGCATGTCTAATTATAGCAAAAAACAGCTGATTGGTCAACCGTTTCTTGATACAATTTGGACTCAGTTTGCCCAATTTAGCGGGCCAATTCTTTGCTTTGTTCCTGGATGGTTTGGACTCCTCGGTCCAGCAGTTGAGCAATGCCGCCAAAACCAATAGTTGCCACCACCACACCAATAACAATACCAATCAAAAGTTTGAACATCACAACACCTTGACGCGAGTGAGTTGAGTGACATCATCGCGATGTGCTTTAACGGTGCCTGTTACACTGAGCCAAGTGCCAGTGTTGTGTGCTTTTTTGGCACTAAAGAACACTGGCTGGTCTTGATCAGTGATGCCCTTGATCCAGTACACACCGTAATTCTTGCTGTAAACTGAAGTCAGCACTTCTACTTGAGCCGACACTTTGTCGCCGGGCTGAGCAATAAGGCCGCCTTTGGAAAACCGCACTCGTTCAACTTGATTTTGTTGTGCTTGACTACGAGCCGCGCTGGCAGGCAGAGCCGCAACCACAGCCAGTTCGTAGCGGTGTTGCACAGTGTAAAACTGATCTGTCACTGCCAGGCACTTGCTGGTGGCACTGTCAAACTCAGTGAGCTTGCCTTTGAGCGCACGGAAGGTAAGATCGTTTTGCAGAAAGTCATGTGCCTGTTCACCTGCTTCAACGTCCTCAACCAAGAGTCGGTCGGGGTTGTACAGGAACTCCATCATGATGTCGCGGTTGCGGCGCTTGTCAAGTTTGTTGACATGAGTACTTTCGTCCCACAGGTAGGTGGATTCTTTGTAGTAACCACCATTCACACGTTGAGCGGCACAGGCTGCGGCCCACACATCGCTGACGCTATGGCCAGTTTGAAGCACAGTGTTGCGACGAGCAGGAGCAGATCCAATGGGATGACGAGGTTGATAATCTACATCATCTTGCTGACTCATGCGCTTGACATCTTGATAACTCATACCCGACACATCAACAAAACCTGACATCTTTAACTCCTTGTTTCTTACTATACTTCTATTATAGCAAATTGGGAAATTCTGGTCAACCAAAAAAAAGTAATACTCAAGTATTACAACACGTAAAACGACTCGTCTTTGATGCCCAGGGCACTGTACACCATTTCACGCACCATGGTGTCCATGGCTTCGCCAAACTGTTCTTGTTCTGCCAGAGCTCGCAGAGCTCGCAATGTTTGGACCCATGTCATCTTGTTAGATTGGGCAGCCAATACAATGGCATGCACCGCGGCATTGCCAATGTCAGAGTACATGCCATAGTCGGGTGCCGCGTTGCCGGACAGGTCGTATTCAATTTCGATGTTCATCACAGTTCCTTAGGCCACAAAATCAAACAAGTAACCATAAGAGCCGTCGGGGCTGATCTGGATTTTTGTGTCTAATTCTTTGGAGAGCTTTTTTGCAATTCGGTTGGCTTCTGCAGCCGTGCAGACCACACTCAGCGTACCACAATAAAATCCAGCAAGGTTGTCCGATTTAAGAACTGTTGCAACCTTGTCCAACACCACTGTTTCGAAACCCATATCAACTCCTGTTTTGCTTTGCTATGTGTATATTATAACAAATTGGGAAATTTTGGTCAACTAAACTTAGGCAAATAATTCGCCGTACATTTCTTCATCGATTGCGTCAAAATCTTGAAAAGTCCACTGGATGGTGTAACCTTTCAAGGTGTACTCATCAGCCATGTCCAGCAATTCACACAGGGCTTGATCGGCAGTCATGCCATCATATGCCATCAGGCTCAGGTTGCTACAGTGCATGAAATTGTTACTGTCTTTGCTGGCACTAACTTGTACGAATTGCTTGGTCATCTCTGGCTCCTGTTTTGCTTTGCTATGTGTATATTATAACAAATTGGGCATTTTGAGTCAACCAGAAAAGTAGTACTATAAAGTATTACTTTTTTACCCGGCTGTTTTCGTGATCGGGCGCCTTTAGCACAGCCAGTAGCATTTTCTGTTCTTCCCGTTTGCGCATTTCTGCAATTCTCAGGCGCTCTCGATCCTCGTACTTGGCTCTCTTTTTGTCGTCGCTGATTCGAAGCACACGGTCGTAGCTTCGTGCCCACTCCACACCACGCAACCAAACTTCCAGTTCTTCCAAGGTACCACGAAACACTTCAGCATCTCGGCTGTAGCCCGGCACTGCATCATCGTCACGGGGCTTGAGGGCCACCATGTCAGGGTTGCTGTTGTCCCATCCATGCCGGGAATTGGCCAACATGAATCCAAGTTTGGCGACAGTTTCTTCAATGCGTCGAATACGCAAAATTGTTTGATATCCGCTCATTGCGCAATTGCCTCCCAGACCAGTGCTTTGCTCAAACACACAAGATCACCGGCTACCAAACCATTAACGTCATATACAGAGCCCACATACCACACACCATCTCGCATGATGTAGTAGTATTCGGCACCGCTGTCGCCCACACGTGTCATGAAGTCTTTGAATGTGTGATCCACTGAAAACTCGCAACCATTTTCCTTATGATCGCGACCGTAGAAAATAGTGATGCCGTCAGCAGCCTGATCAAATGTGTGCTCAACACCTTCGGGAATCTCAACGTTTTGACGCAGGCTCGACACATCGCCTAGGGCCACCAAGTGATTGGCCTTGGCACTGTCATAGTGTTCAAGCAGTATCTTGCCAACGCCGTCAAGATAACCATCCCACTGAATGTAAATTGATTTGCACTTGTCACCATGCATGATTCCCACTCGACTTCTGGTTCCCATAATTTACTCCTGTTTGTTGCTGTATATGTGTATATTATAGCAAATTGGGAGTTTTTGGTCAACCAAAATTTGTAGTACTATAGTTTACACTATTTTCCAGCTGGTCAGTGGGCACACGATGTGCTTGATAGCCTTCTGTGACCAAACGATAGTAGTCACGAGTAGGCCCATAGTCCCGGCGCCCTGGCTGCATGCGGTACACTAGAGCATGATAGGTTCTAGATTCATGCACCACAGAACTCACCACACGATTGTAATAAACAGGGTAACCTTCTAACTGGTCCAGAGCACGAAGGCATTCTTCAGTGATCTCCCACAACACCCCTTCTACAAAACTGCCCGACTGTGGTTCCACATCTGCATATTGCGCAAACCGGAAGCTGTGGTTTACAAGTCGAGCATGACCCAGGCTCCGAGCCTGCGGACAACGTCGAGCCATCTCTTTGGGATTGGTGTTCATACCGTATGCAAACATTAACATTATTTTCTCCGTGTTCGTTTAAATTCTTGTGTGACATAGTATGCCACTAGGTTGCGTTGGATCATGGTAACCAAGTTGCCATGATCTTCGGGTACTACGAACCGCACTGGGCACCGCCCCCAGGTGCCAGTTTTTACAAAATCGTGATACCAAGCCCTGTGTTGTTGATTGGCAGGATCAAACACTGTCCAGGGACGTCCATGCAGTTCAAGTTGGCTCATATTAGACCTTGAAGTAAGTTACGTGTGTGCCCAGATTCCAAGTAGTCACGTCCACTTCGTCGCCAGTGTGTGTTTCCAACTTGATACCCAGCATCTCATATCGTTTCCAAAAATTCCACACATCCGGGGTCTTGTTACCAAGCCCTTGCTTCTTGAGCAAAGCATGATGCTTTTTCTTCAGCAAGCATGTTGGTGGATTCATTGCCAGCTCTACTGAGATTTTGCCTTGGATCAACAATGCTGCCAACAGTGCAGCCGGGATCACATGTTCAAAGTCAGTCTTGTCTGTAGGCTTGAGACCAGCATCACGATAGTGTGCTTTGATGCGTTCTTTGATTGCATAACCATGATATCGGCGTAGCAAGAAGTCAATTGCATCACGTAGCAAACGAGCTGTTTGATCCAGACGTTCAAGTTTACGATACAGTGCCAAGCAAATTTTCAAACCACGGCGTACAAACTTTTCAGTTGCCACGTAGGCTTGACCATCTCGCACAACCCGACCGTAGTCGGGGTGTACGAATCCCTTGACATTTGATTCAAGTAGATTCAAGTCCATTTTAGAACAAGTCCTTACGGTTAGGGATGAATGGTGTTTGAATGTTTAAACGGGGCATTGCCATTGGCATACCAGCCTCGTCCTTCCAGTTCTTTTTCAGCAGGTGCCAGAAAAACGTACCACCTTGCGTCCAGTCCTTGTTCATACGTGGGCGTTCAGGTCGAACGCTTTCGTCGACGCCGTCATAGAATGACTCCCACCAGTTTAAGTATGCAGTTTCAACCTGAGCCCAGTAAGGACCTCTAGCATCAAAGTCTGCGCTAAACAATTGATTGCACAGCATAGCCAAGCTCTCAATTTCTGCATCGCTATATTGCACGTCATCAACACTGGCCATCTTCAAGAAACCCAGAATGATAGGTGCTTCCTTGGTGTTAATAGCACGTGGTGTAAAGCCCAACACAGTTTTTGCATACACACAGAATTGGCGCACAATTTCTGGACTCACCTTGCGAGTCACAATGTCTTCAACTCGACTGATCGCACCAACTTGTGTTGCATCGCCAAACTTTTCGTCAGTAAGGAACAAGTCAGCGGCTTCAAGGTACTGTTGTTTTTTCTCCACCTCTAACCAATCAGGATATGTTGCACCGTCAACACGAACGCCATAAACCATTTGCTGGAAAATGTCAATCTTGTCCAGTAGCTTTTTGCCGCTTTCGCTGTTGCTTTCAATAAAGTTGTTGCGGATTTCTGCTTTGGTGCTTACGTCATAGATCACCACAGGAATTTCAACGTCTTTGGGATCAAGACCTAGAATAAACACAGCGATTATGTAAAATGCCATGGCAGTATGTTGACCATCCCAGCTTGCATACAGTTTATCTTCACCAAGATATGCCAACTCCGGACTTGCATTGGCACCAACAGTGTACACTTGCACAGGCATTGCTTGCCAGGCACGCCAGTCCTCAATGATTTCGAGCACCCAGGAGATGTTGAGTTGACGTTGCATTGTTTCGTCAATCAAAATGTCACTTAGGCGGCATGTCTGTGCTCGGCACAAGGGCATGTCCTTGAATGTTTTAACTTTGGGATGAAGTTTGATCCAGCCTGCAATCTGCCGCTTCAACGAAGAGTTAATGGTATTGACAGTATTTGGATTGTAAAGAGAAAGCGTAGCATTCCATCGAGTTTTTAGGTCCTGGTAATGACTGGCTGTATTTGAGTATTTTGCGTTGACGCGAGTTGCGTAACTTTGTACCGATGTTGACATAAGATTTTTCCTTAAATTGTAAGTTGCCACAATTTCAAATTTGTGGCATACTGGGTTTTGTCTAGCATTATTGCTAAACAGTCTCTAGTATACTAGAGATTGGTTTATTGGTCAAGTCTTTTGTTGTTGTATTTTTACAACACTCTTACAGCGACTTCTTGATGGTCGCTAGCATAACCAATGTATTCATACCTGATATTGTGTGTAGCACAATGCTCTTGCCAGGCCTTGAACTCGTGTTTCTTCCAAGTTGGATGGTTCCAATACTCGTTGAACAAGATCACTGTGCCAGAGACAATGTGTTTGGCAAACGCATTCAACACTGTTTTTGTGCTGGAGTACAGGTCAGCATCCAAGTGCAAAAGTGCAATGGGTTCCGGGTGTGCGGCTGCAAATGTCTGCGTTGTGAATTCTGCAATACCTGATTGGTCTTGTGCAGGTCTTGAACCAAACCAGCCTTGTACCAGTCGGCAGTTTGTTGCTATCTCAGGCAGTGGTTGTGCAAAATGTCCTGCAGGCAAGTCGTTGAACTTCTCAGGCAATCCTTGCCAACTGTCAAAGCCATAGATAGTTTTGTTTGGTAACCAGTATGCAAATTGGTTCAGTGTACGGCCAGTTGCGGTACCAAACTCAAGTATCTGTCCTATTTCAAGCAAGGCAGAGTCAAGTTGTGAGTTGACTGTCCACTCATACAAGTCGTAGTCAGTTACACAATCCTTAAGGTCTTCTAGATCTTTGGATTCCATGTAACGCCAAGTATCACCTGTAGCAATGTCCTTGGACATGCGACGGATGTTCATGACGTCGGTGTTGTACCCCAAGCCTTTCAGTAGCTCAGAGTTCTCGCCATAGCGTTGTCGTTGTAGCTCTACGTCAAGAGCGCGGTGTTGATGATTATTCATCATTGAAGTTTCCTTTCACAGTTACAGATGTGTAACCATTTGATTGTAGCAGGAAACTTTGAGAGTGTGCAACAAATTCGGCACGTGAACGCTCGGCTTGTAGAACCACAAAAAACTCCTTGTTTGGGTATGCTGAATCAACCCAGGAGTTTGGTCCAACTTTTTTGAAGTGAGAAGCCTCCAAATGACGGATAGTGATCGCGAACTCTTTTGTGTCGTGGTTGACAGCAAGTGCAATTGAATGCATAATTTTTCCTTTCGACGTCTAGCGTCTCTGTTAAGTTAAAAATGTGTTAATTGCTAACACAGAACAAAGTATAGCAAATAGAGATTTATTGATCAACCTCTATTTTACCGAATTGCTCTTTCTTTCGTGTCTCGATCACTGTGGTACTTTTGCCCAATGCGTCGAATTGTGTCGGCAGCACTTTGTGGGTTGTTTTCAAACATCTCGCGAATGTCATGTTCGCTAATACCTGGTGTGGCAGTGATGATGTAGATTTCGTAGTTGCGCTGGGGGTTGAATCGTGCCCTCAGCGACCAGTGGTTGATATTAGGCCCTTTTGGTGGCTCAACGCCTTTTAGCAGTGCAAAGGTGGTGTCTGCGGGATCAGGAATCCGTGCCACAGCTTCAAGTCCGTAGTAGTCCCACATGATGGCAAATATGCCCAAGCGGCTATCTTCTTGGTCCATTTCGTTCATAGCATGAATTTTTTCAGTACTTTGCGAGCCACGCTCAAGTCACTCAACATCTGATCTACCGATTCCAAGATTATTAGTGCTTGCAAACTTTCTACTTCAAGTTGGGTATCGTGATCAAGACTCTTGTACCAGTCAAAATATTCAGATTCTTCTTTGATATCCCACATGGCATTGAGTAGGTCGACCTGATGCTGCGTAAGATTGGTAATCTGCAAGGACATTACAACTCCAGTAAATTTATAGAGTAATTTTATAACAACTGTGATTTTTTGTCAAGTCTTATTGCCAGTGTAGCAAAAAAGCAACACAATCTCGCTCAGAATCAAAATAAAATATATAACGACCAGGGCGTATGTCTGAGCTCATTTCAACCATTTGCCAGCGCCACTCAGACAGCAGTTCAGATTTGCACCAGGCAATTACTGCATCAATGCCGCCAAAAGGTCTAGAAATTTCCTTGGCATAGGAAAAGCTTTCCTTGCTACGAATCAGGTAGTCTGGTATGGTGGCTAGGTTCATCAACTGTAATTATCAGTTTTCTCGTGTGCACCAAATCAATTTGATGCTGTGCTGTTGGACCATTTGAGTTTGTAAAAGGTTGCCAGTTTGTGATCTGCAAATTCAAATGTCACTGTTCTTGGCGTTACCGCTTCATAACCATCGTTGTTGTAGTTGGCCTGTCGATATGCCCAAACAAAATCTTCACCCTGTTTGAGCCCTGCAGCAATCAGTTGATTCTTGAGTCTGATGCCATCATCAGGAGTCAGGTGCGGCAAATTAATTTGCCGCATTGACCCAGTCACGCACAATCAACTGATCGCAACGTTCAACATCGCTGTCATAAAAAATTCTATGATCGGTGATGTTGAAGTGATTGCAAAAGCTCTGCCCATAACGCATATTTTTTAATGCGTCAAAACAGAACTCTCGGCGCCACTGCTGATACTCGGATTGTGTAATGCGACTTAGGCGATGCAACTTGGTGGAACCAAGTGCAGTCAACACACTCACAATGCCGCCGCCGGTATTAAAATAAATCAATTTTTTCCCAAGGCAGGTTGGATTTACCAAAGTGTCCGTAGTTGGTGGTGGTACTGTAGATTGGACGGAACAAATCAAAATGTTTGATAATTCCCATTGGCGTTAGATCAACCATGGTGGGTATGGTTGCAGTCAATGCCCTTGCCAGTTCTCGGTCCTCACATTCAACATAGAAACTCATGGGGTCTTTCATGCCAATTGCGTAACTGATCTGACAGGTTGCCCAGGGCGCTCGACCAGATGCCACAATGTTCTTGGCAATGTAGCGCATCATGTAAGCGGCACTACGATCTACTTTGGTAGGATCTTTACCACTAAAAGCGCCGCCACCATGAGGGCTATAACCACCGTAAGTATCAACGATAATCTTTCTTCCGGTGAGTCCAGTGTCGCCATCAGGTCCACCAATAACAAAGCGACCAGTAGGATTGATGAAAAACTCAGTAGTATTATCCACATATTCTTTGGGCAAAATGTCTCGAATAAATTGCTCAACTTCTTGGCGCACAGTTGCAATGTCTGCGGTGTCACCATGCTGGGTACTGCAAACAACTTTGGCAATGCGCTGGGGTGTGCCGTCATTGTTGTATTCAAAAGTTACTTGACTCTTGGCGTCAGGTCCCAGACCAATATGTGCACCTTGGCCTGCTTTTCTCAGTTGCGTAAGATGTTCAACAATGCGATGACTCCAATAAATTGCGCTGGGCATGTAGTTGTCAGTCTCGTTGCAGGCATACCCAAACATCAAACCTTGGTCACCTGCGCCAAACGTGTCAGTGCCCATGGCAATGTCTGCGCTTTGACCGTGTAGCAAGTTTGTGATTTCTAGTGTGCGCCAATCAAACCCAGCCTGTTCATAACCAATATCTCGTACAACTCGGCGCACAGCACTGTCTACTTCGGCTTGGTGCAAGATACCCTTGTATTCTCCTGCTACAACCACTCGATTGGTTGTGACCAATGTCTCGCATGCGCATCGCAATGCAGTATCTTGCTTGCTCATCACAATGTCAAGAATGGCATCGCTAATGGCATCAGCCACTTTGTCCGGATGTCCTTCACTCACAGATTCTGACGTAAATAGATAGCTCATGGTTTCCTTCTTTAAATTAATTTACCAGCTCAACGTTGCCCAGCTGGTGAAAATATCTGTTGCGGTGATATCCGCGGTGACGTTTGAGGTGCGCTGTTGCGCTCAACTGTACTGGTTTTTCCAAGATGCCGGTCAGCAAACTCAACAAGGGATTGTCTGTCTTGACCACGATCAAGAACGGCTCAGATCGCTTGTGGTGTCGTAGCCAAAAATGCACATAGTCCCCAGAGCGTCGACTCACCAAGATTCGCTTGATCAAGGTAAATGTGCCTGCTATCGCAGTACCAAACATTACAGATGCTGACTGGGTTTGTGCAATCACTTGGTCCAGGTCAGTGTCTTCCACATAAAAATACGGCAGTCGATACAGCAAGCCAATGTCTTTTTTCTTGAGTCCAGTCCCACCGATCAACAAGCCATACAGTTTTTTTCTAAACTCACTCATGGGGTTTTTGGACTTCATAGCATCCATCAAGATGCGACCAGTGTAGTAACTGCGAATCTCCTGGGCCTGCACACGATCTTGCTCAGTAACTTCGACATCCGCAAAGTCAATCCATCGCAGTGCTGGGGTTGTCAAGTACACACGATAAGCAGCCCAGGCCAGGGCCACCGGGTCATCAGCAAACGTCATGTCCGGTTCAGGGTCTGTGGATTTGAACACAGCTTTGAAGTCGTCCCAGTCTATTGTCAAGTCTTGAGTAGTCATAGGCTATTGTAACACCAGTTGAGTTAATGGTCAATCCCAGAGATTTTGATAATATCGGCCAAATAGTCGGAAGCCGTTTTGAATACGCTCTTCTACCATTTTCATACCATCATAATCGCACTTGTAAGTGTCTTTGGGACCACGGTCCATTTGGTAGTACTTGTGCTCGCCCTTGGGCACTTCATTACCGTTTTTGTCTACAGGAATCCAAACAATGTCATGTTCGCCTTCACGGAAAACATCTTGCCATGAGTCATCTACCTTGCATTCAAATGCAAAGATCATTTCATTTATGACCCACTCCCAACGAGCAAAATGGTTGCTGTCAGTGTCCCACTCGTTTTCTTTGGGGGCTGCTTCGGTGCTGCGTAGACCAAGGCCTTCGGGCACATCTTTATCATCCACAAAGCCAGCGCCGTGTTGTTTTTCTTTCAGTTGTTTCAGCATGGGCAAAATAATGTGCGCCAAGGTATGGTCCATGCTCCAGGTATCCCAACGATCAATCTTGACGATCTTGATTTCAGGATGCACTCGATCCCATACCCAGGCAATAGCTTGGCTAACGGGCACAAGATAGTCGCTGGCTTTTTCTACCCACTCGGGGCGCTCTACATAGGAACTTTTGCCACCGGCTTTGACTGCTTCAATGTCGTCTAGAGTGCGTTGCAGGCTCTTGTCTCGACTGCATTTGCTCCAGTCGGTCCACCAGAACATGTAGTCCAACATGGTGTATGGTGAGATCCAATGATCACGAGGTTTGCTGAGATATATTTTCATTACCAATTTCCTACGTCTGTTATGTCATCCACAAGGTCATCATGCCCATGATAAATCGCGGCGTGGCTTGCACCAATGCCTGATTCGTTTGTTTCTTCTATTGTAACACTTTTTACATTTTGTTGCAAGGCCAGAAACACTGCAAGACGCTCAATCTGATGGCGGCTCAGTGTGATCTTTTGGTAATTGCGATCACTTGACAATTTGCATGCTCTCTGTAGTGTAATCCAAAAAGTCCCCAGCATCATTACTGATCAATGCTGCACTAGGGTCAATGATCACAATCTCACAATCATGATGTGTGATATCATAGTCAGTGAATTCTTTGTCAGGGTGATAAACTCTAAACCAAAATGTATCTCCAAGTCCGCGAATTAGGAATCCGCGGACACCGATTGCTGGGTTTTCAGAATGCGTTAAACTGTTACTGTTTGTAGTTGCCATTCACTTGCCTCAGGTTCGTGTCCAATATATCCGCGTGGGTTACAAACCACGCGAGTCTCTCCTACCAGGTAATCAAAACCATGGTGTGTGTGCCCGTGTGTCCACAGTCGAATTTGAGGTCTTGCTTGAATAAAGTCCTCAAGGTCTGAACTGTAGGCACCGTTCACATGCACATCTTTGGCATACTGTGGCTTGGTACTGCGGCGGCTAGGCGAGTGATGCCCTACAACAACAAACGGCTTGGCAGGATCTGCGTCCACAGTTTGTTGAATAAATGCCAGTGCGGCCTTGTGATCGGCCACACTGGCCAAAGGGCTAAACTTTCCAGTACGAGTACCAAACTCAACTCGTGTGCGATCCTCTGCAGGCAAGCTCAACCACTCATCATCGGTCATGCCCACTGGCTTGTCACGTGGCAGAGTTTTGCGAAAGCTCACAGGGTCAGCACTGTTTTCAATGATACGGTAGTCGTTCATGTACTGTTTGATTCGACCCAGGGTTTCAGGATCCTCACGGTTCATGTCGGTCCACAGTGTAGCGCCCACAAAGGTCACACCGTTAATCTCAACACTTTCTTTCTCCAGCACATGCACATTCTTCAAATACCCCAGCACGTCTTTGATGTGTGCCACTGTTTTGGCAAAGTCGCCATTGTAGTGTTCGTGGTTGCCGGCAATCAAGATCACATGTGGGAAACGTTCGGAACATCGCTGCATGAAATCATGATATCGATTGCTGCGATATTCAAGGCCCATGACACCGTACGGATCTCGCTGTGCAAGATCACGAGCCACAAAGATATCACCGCTGAGTATTAAAACGTCAGCGTGGTCAGTGTTGTCAAAATCCAAGTCTCCAAATTCAAGATGGAGATCTGATGCTACTGCTACTTTCATTAAATTCCTTTAGTTGCTGTTTGAGTACGTCCAGTACTTCGGCCGGGCCCTGACTCAATGAGCAATATCTTCCGGGAAACCGCTGTTTGAATCTGGTAAGAATTTCTTTGGCGTCTTGTCCCTGGCAAACAAACTCTTCAGTCAAGCAATTATAACAGAAATAGGTATTTTGGTCAAGCTCAACCAGCAAGGGAATCAGCTGTTCAGATTCCAAATCGTTGATGATGCGAACAAGCTCTTGATCACGGGGCTGATAGAATTTGAGCCTGATCAAGTTGAACACCGCCGTGAATATCATGTACCAAAATGCAATCTGCATTATCCAAAGCACAAACTCAACAACAAGTTCCATGTTCAACCTCGCATGCTTTCCAATGTGATCATTTTGCCCAGTTCGCGTTCAAAGTCCTGGTCTTCAGGCACAATGTACAGGCGATGATTGGTGCGGTCTGTTTTACGGTCATAATGTCGGAATGTCACAATGCGCCCACCCACAGCTGATCGCACAGTGATACTTAGCCCGTCTTCGCTGTCTATGTCACTGCGAGCTATCAATCGATTGCTTGGGCTAGTGGCATAGACCTGCTCGGGCGCATCAATATCATGAGCACTGTTGATCCAGTCTCGAAGTTTTAGTTTTAGCCAATTCATGTTGCTTTCCTTTGTTTCAAATACTGTTCCCACTGTATCCACACGTTGCGAACCAAGAAGCCCCAGTCTCGTTGTTTGGGCCCAGGCATAAACAAGGTCCAGCAAGTCACAGCAGGGTCCAGTTCAATGCGGTGGTATGTGGTGGCTCGAGCAGTTCTAAAGCTACCGGGGCCGCACCATTTGGCAACTTCACCAATTTTTTCACCTTGTGAATTGAACTGAGGACGCCACTCCCAGTAGCCACCTCGTAGAATCAAGGTAGCAAAAGGCCAAGGATGGTCATGCACATCATCAGGGTCAGATTTCAAAAACTTGTGCAAGAACACGTTGAATGGGAAACGCTCTCGCTCCTTGAGAAACAAGTAATAGCGTTCCAGGTAGGGCTCGTTGTCCACGCGATCATAAACAATGCGTTTTCGACCCATTTTTTCCAGCAGTTTTAACAACATGGTTTTCCTTTACATGTGTATTATACAGTGTCTTGTATAAATGGTCAAGAAGAAGCCCGCCAATGGCGGGCTTCTTTGTAGTACTAACTACTTATCAAGCAAGACCAAGTGCCATAGCGCGATAACCAGCAGCGATAATTTTTCGCGATGGCTTGCCCATTTGGTACTCGGTCACACGCACGCCGTTGCCAGCCACACGGGTGTTACTATAAACTGCAAAACCGCCAGCACGAACACGGCTAACTTCAGCACTCATGTTCTTGATGCCAAACCGCTTGGCAGCAGTAGCGGGAGTGATAGCTTCGCCAGTGCGCAAGGCTGTGAACAGTTTGAAAGTTTTGGTATCTTCATTGAAACGCATAATAATCTCCTAAGTTAAAAAGATGCTGTTGTCTACAGCATGTGACTATTGTACTGGTTATTGATTGTTGTTGCAACACTTATTGGTCAAGTATTTTGACAAAGTTTGCCTATTGTCACAAAATTTTAATATACACAGATATAAATAAGGTTGCAATTGGAGAGCGTAACATGTTGCAGACCATCACTACCATCACTGACGAATTAGAAACTATTATTCGGGACGACCCTGTTCGTCCCGAAATTCCTGTAGCTCAACGAGTCAACTCTAACAGCCGAATTTACATGCTCAAGGACGGGGACAAAACACAGGCAGTGACCTGTGTTAAGTTTTTGAGCTCAATTCCTGCTGCTGTGGATGACTTGGTGGACCTGGTTGAGAGTGCCACAACTGCGGTATTTTATACTATTTGGAGTTATACAGCAGGGGCAGGACGCGAACTGATTCAAGAAGCCCAAAAGTCAATTGAGGCTGAGTTTCCTGGTATTCAGACCTATGTGACCTTGAGTCCCAAGACTGACATGGCTCGACGCTTCCATCTCAAGAATGGTGCCGGTGTTTATCGAGAAAACAACGACACCATTAACTATATCTACAAGTAAGATATAAATACAACAAAGGAATTTTATCATGACCACAATGACCAAGAAGACTGTTGCAACATACCCCACTATGGCGATGAGCATGACCCCATATCGGATTGCAGCGGATGGAGAAATAAGCGATCTATTTGCGGCTGGAAAAACTGACGGAAAAGGTAAAGTGCTTTATAACTTTGAGTGGGGCGGAGTTAGCAACGAGTACGTGCTTTTTACTGCCACCCGGCATTGGGTAGATCAGGCCGCTGCTGAAGAATGGCGCGATTTCCTTTTTAGCTCATCCGAATTGTACGATTTGAATATCATAAGTGTAGAAATTGAAGACATTTGAAAAAAGGCCCCGCAAGGGGCTTTTTCACGACCATCGCATCACGAAAAATGTAGCATCTGCTTGGTCACGGAAATACAAAATTGGCAAAGTATCGTGTGGCTCAACGCGATCGCTGAATCTCTCTAGTGCCCAATCCACTATTTCTTTGAGATTGTTGCCCCAGGCACCCACTGTTATTTCAATCAATTCAGTTTCCGTCATGACCACCTCAACAGGAATGCAGTATACTCTTTGGGGTCTGTGAACCAAATGGTTTCATAACCGTTGGTGCGCCAGTTGGGTTCATAGTGTCCGCCGTGGTAAAGATTCTTGTAGCACCAATGCACAATCTCTGACCAAGGTGCTCGGCCGTTATACTGCCACTGATACACTTTCGGCGTGCTTGCATTTTCCTCTAAACTTAAATCCTGAACAGGTGCAAGAGAGATTACCGTTGAGTTCTGTGATTGTGTATTCATCGCCTTTGCTACCTTTCACTGTCCATGAGCGACCTTCGGGCTCTGGCTCTTTGACCTTGGTTTCGAACTGCACAGGGTTCACAACAAACTTGCGACCACGGGTGTCAATGCGGATAAAGTTTTTGAACGTTTTGATGTCGTCTGTGCCACGGGGCTTGAACGCATACATTTTGGTCTTGCTGTCATCCAGCAAGTAGATGCCGTTGGGAACCTTGTCCTTGTAGTCAGTTGTTTCGGCAAACCATTTCACGATTCACACTCCTCTGCTCTAAACTCTGCCGGAGTCTTAAATCCGCAGCCGGGCCAAATACGCTGTGCTTCTGCTTGCGCTTCTTCAAGAGTATCAAAGTATCCATATGAGTGTGCGTGGTCGCGCAGGCTCCACATATTTCTAATCATTGGAAACTTTCGTGCAGTTACCGGATCCAGATAAGTCATATGTGTAATACTGCGGGAAAAGTCGTCGGTCTCTCCGCCGAATATGTTTTTAAACTTGAATCCGGTAATATAACAGTGAACTAGGTTGCTGTTCATTTTGCCATGATCCTTGCTAACAGTTCTTGAGCCTGAGCTAGATCCAGTTCGGGCTCAGCCCAACCAGTATAAGTTTGAGTCCAGCGCACAGAGTACAATTTCATTTTATTTCTCCAGGGCGTAGGGCTTGTTCCATGAGCCAATGTTGATGTCGATGTAGTGTGAGCGATGGAAGTAGTCGCTTTGGATATCGCTGTGGTCAAAGTAGTCCGGACCTTCCATTGCAGGGATCACTTCAGCCAGGAATGCTCGAGCACGACCATCAAAGTGTTCTTGGTACCAAGAAGTGTTCACGTCAATGTGGTCCTTGGCAGGATTACCATTGCGGAAGCCACCTGGGCGTTCAGACACAGTTCGGTTAAAGTTGCCAATGAAGTCAATGTTGCCTTGGCGGATGTTCAAGACCAGAGTTGAGTGGTGGCGCACTGCAATGCTGCCTTTGACGCCGTACTTTTTGCAAATTGCCCGGATAGTAGGGGCCAACTTTGCTTTCATTTCTTGACTCACATATGCCATCTTCGACTCCTGTTTTGCTTTGCTATGTGTATATTATAGCAAATTGGGAAATTTTGGTCAACCAGAAAAAGTAGTACTATAAAGTATTACTTTTGGCTATCAGTTTTGATCAGCTTCATAAATCACCTTGCCATTCTCAACGTGTTCAATCACGGTCATTTCCACAACCAAGTGATCCCGAGTAGCACGAATAAAATTCCTGAGCTTGCTTTTGATCACAAACTCTTGGTATTTGCCTTCGTATGGGATTGTGGCCACGTCTTCGTAAGGCTCAATTTCATCGCCCTGTTTGGCGTCATCGTAGGCAATGAACTTCAGCTTTACTGTGCCTTTGGTGTATATTTCTTTGACCCACTCAAACATTTGTGCTCTTTATTTGTTTGATGCCCAGCGCTCGGCGCTCTTCATCACTGAGTTTGGCCAAGGCAGCTCGGCGAATTTGTGCCACACGGGCTTTTTCTGCCTTGGCCGCTTGAGCTTTGCGATCTGCTTCTTTATGTGCGGCCCACCATTCACGCACTTCATCGTCTTGGAGCAAAAGAAAATCTTCCTTGCCTGCGTCTTCAAGGGCTTGCAGTGCCTTGCAGGCAATACGGGCCAGGCGGTCTGTTTTGTTTTTCCAATCTCGTTCACTGTAGTCAGGACGATCATCATAACTCATGCAGGGCATAATTTACTCCTTAAGCCACGTTGAGTTGAACTTGCAAACCTTCCCAGGTACCTGCAAGCCCGGTTGAAAACTCCAGCACCCCAGCATTCTTATAGCCGCCGCTACGTTGAAATTCCAGTGTCTCCAGGGCCTTTTGGGTTGCGGCATTGCAGTTTACAAAGTCACCAACCCCATTGCGAATTTGCTTTGCGGTGGCATAAAAACATGCGGGACCAACAATAACACGAAAACGCTGGGCTTGTTTGAAACGCTGAACTTTCATAGTTGACTCCTGTTTTGTTACTGTATGTCTATATTATAGCAAATTGGGAAATTCTGGTCAACCAAAATTTGTAATACTCAAGTGTTACCTCGACCAATAAGATTCTGACGCAGGGTTGCACGACCAGGGAGTGTCACGGTCAATTTCAATGTCCTGGCCAGTTATCAAGTTTTTGACAGTGACCATTGTGGGAAAGAACTCAATACGGAAGCCTCGGCTCACAGGCCAAAGTTCGTATTGCAGTTCACGCACTTCACGTTTCATTTCTGCTGCATCACGGTTGCGCCAAACAGTGGTGCTGACAAGACGCTCACCACTCTTGGTGCGACGATCTGTTTTGTAGATGTACACTGTGTGATCTTGCTTGGTCATTTCAGGCTCCTTTTTGCTTTGCTATGTGTATATTATAGCAAATTGGGCAATTTTGGTCAACCAGAAATTTTGTAGTACTTGAGTACTACTTTTGTTGAGCCAGGCGCTGTTCACGCTGTAGGTACCAGTCGCGTATGGCCCTGGCGTCATGCAAAGCATTATGCGGTACTACTGATTGGTATTCGATACTGCAATCCAGTTCAAATTTAATATTGTGTAACATATTGATCATCATGCCTGGGCCAGTAATTAACGACTCGCAAAAGTACCGGATATCATCAGGCCAGTCTGCTACAATGGTACATTCACCTACTTCCCACAAGTACTGTGCTAGAGCCTGTTGAAAATCCCAATGCGAACAGGGAATCAAAATCAAATGCGGAACCACATTATCTCGCACCCAGGGTTCTAACTGGTCTCGAATTTCAATTTCTTTATAAAACTCCCGAGTTTTGGAGTTTTCGGGCACCAGGGCCATGGATATAAGTCGGCCGCCGAAGCCGTTGAATTCGGTATCTAAAAATAAACGCATACTGATATTATACACGCAAACAACTGGGATTGTCAAGAAAATCAAGTATTTGCTGCACTGCAATAACGACTCATGGTAAATACTGAGAAGGAAATATCATGACAGCAAAAATTGAAAGAATGCTTGAAAAGCTAGCCGAAATGTTCCCAAAACAAGACTATCAACGTTGTTTGGAACAGTATATCACAAGTCGTAAACCATCCAACGTGGGTGATGTTGAGCACTACGAACGCGAGTTTTATCGCAAACAAACACAAGGTTTTTTATGAAAACTATGTATGACTTTTTGGTGAGCTGGGCTGAGATACTGTATCAGTATCGCAAGAGCACCAGGTTTACCCGAAACCACTACTGATAAATCCGACCAAAATCTAGTATTTTGTGCATCCAAGTAAACACTGGAACATCAAAGTCTAACCGGTAAGTGCCGTTCCAACTGAGATAATTGTGTCCCAGCAGCGGCGACGTTTTATCAGGATAATGGCCAGGATACTCAGGATAGTATACCCCAGCCCAAACAAACTTGGGATCTGTTATTGCAAAAAATCCAATACTGTCCACAATCACTGCGGTTGTGGGATCATTATGGTGTTTTTCAACATGTTCAATCAACAGTACTTGAGCCAAGGATTCAGTTTCAAAGTCAATATCAAACCGGGTTGTATCAGTTAGGTTGATGTGTTTTTTGTAGTCACCAACAGATATTCGAACCCAGGGCCGATCAACCGGTGTCAAAGTAACTGAAAGACTTACTTTAGTAGCCATATCGATCAAATACCTCAGCAAGTTCAGGATAAAGCTTTACAGCATTGTATCCGTAGACCTGATCCCACTTTTTGCAATGTTCAACAAACTGTTTCTGTAACTGGTCAATGTTGCCTGGTTGGTTTTGACCCAGCATGTTTATACACATCCGAGCTTGTTGCTTTATTATTTCTCGAAAGTTATTTGGATCACTTTCGTTATAGTCTAGTTTAACTGACACATATTCAAGTTCTTGCAAAATATTTTCATAGTATTGAATATATGTGCTTTTTGCTGATTCAGGTAGAATCTTTACATCTAGATATTCAGGTCGGTTTACCAACAAACTTTTGATTATGAATTTATTGGCCAATGCATACGCCAGTAGAGTGTGATAGTGACCAATTGTTAGTGCACTGATTGCTGGACGAAGAGTAATGGTGATGTTGGAGCCGTTGTCCCACTCTTGATATTTTTCAATGTTGGCCAGCACCTGGGCAGTGTCTGTGCCCTGTCGCTGATAGGCATTGTGTTCGCTCACAGTCTCTATGCTAACTTCAATGCCCACACGACGAAACTTTGACAGCTTGGCCATCAGTTTAGGTTGAAAAATTGTGCCGTTGGTGACAAAACTAAAACACAGATCAAACCGACCATGTTCAATCATGCAGTCTACCAAGTCTTCAAACCGATCAGTCAACAATGTTTCACCGCCCATGAAGTGAATATTGTTCAGGCCCGGTATATTTAACAATTGCTGCTTGAAGCTGGCCCAAGTATCAGCATTTTTGGTCCAGTCTTGCCCCAGGTAAGGTCTACTAGATTCAATACCCCACTTGACTTCCTGGGCAGCAATTTGCGAACTGGCCCGAGCGTTGCACATTTTGCAGGCCAAGTTGCAGTAGTTGCCCAGGTCCACGTGTATGTCAATAGGCTGTGTGGCAGTCAGTCCCGACGAATCAAAGTGCTTTCGCCATGGGCTTTGTTCAAAGCTTTCTTGAAATGCCTGGATGAAAATCACACTTTTTTGATTGCTTTTCAAGCGGCGACTTTTTCCGGCATGAGATTCTTCAACATAACATCTTCTGCATGCACTCACTGGAGTATTGCCCAATATTGCTTGCCTAAATTGCTGCACTGGAGCAGAGTTGAACCACTCAGCAATGGTCATGGTGGCAATGTTGTAGTCTGTGCCAGCGTAGAGTTTGTGATCTTCCTGGCAGCAGATACCCAAGCTGCCATCCCAATAGATGTGTAGCTCGTACCACGGTGTGTTACAGAAGATCTCAGAATTAGCCACGTTGGTCAATAATTTTATCAATCAAGCCGTATTCAAGTGCTTGTTCTGCGCTCATGAATTTGTCACGGTCCATGTCCCGCACAAAGTCATCATAGGTTTTGCCAGCAGTGTTGTGCCGGACGTAAATTTCAGTTAGTCGACGTTTCAAGTAAGTGATTTCGTTGTAGCTGATTTCAATGTCACTTTGCATGCCACGTGCGCCACCTGATGGTTGATGAATCATGTGACGTGCATTGGGCAGCATCATGCGTTTGCCTGGGGCTCCTGCTGTACTTAGCAGACTACCCATGCTGGCAGCTTGCCCCATCACAATGGTTTGCACATCGCATTTGATAAACTGCATGGTATCATAAATGGCCATACCTGCTGTTACACTGCCACCCGGGCTGTTGATATACAAACTGATGTCCTTGTCAGGATTTTCGCTTTCAAGAAACAACAACTGAGCAACCAACAAACTGGCTGTGTGCTCGTTAACGTCTGTGTCTAGCATGATCACACGATCTTTCAGCAAGCGACTGTAGATATCGTAACTGCGCTCGCCTTTTGAGGTTTGTTCAACAACCATGGGGATCAAACTGGGCATAAATTCTCCTGTATTAAGTAATGCACTAGGATAAGTATACTATAATTTTCATGGAAACACAATGAGAGACCTACTCAATTTACTCGATAACGTACTAGCAGAAGCTGCATTAGGCGCTGCCGAAATACCTGCAAAAAAAATGTCTGCGGTCAAAAATCCCACAACAGGGCAATTAATGACTAGACAAGAACTTTTTCTTTGGAAGGTCATTAATTCAAGCCCGTTCACTGCAACTGAAAAAGCCGGTGGTGGCGAAGTGACTATTAATCCTGCCGAAGCACCTAATGTTAAAACTTGGTTATCGCAGGGCATGACAAAACCTATCGTGCTGACCACCACTGATGGGGACACCATAAAAAATAATGAATTATTAAAAACAGTAGAATTTGGCAGCAAAGAAGCAGAAGGAATCAAGATCAAAGGATCAGATGTGTTTGGTTCAGAGGATACCGACATTGCTGATATGAACAACCCAATTGAAAATATTTTGTCAGCTGGCGGTTTCCCAGCAATCGACATGTATGATGCAATTGCAAATAGTCCGCAAATTGCTCAATTAGGCAAAGTTGGTCAAGCAGTTGTTGCCATGGCCAAGCAAATCACACAAGGTCAAATTCCTGAAATTCCCGCAGGCTTATCAGCACAAGAAGT